ATATACATATGAACGAATATTTTAAAAATCTTTGGTTTAATGTGAAGAGAACTTATTTGGATACTATAGCACTTCTTCTTATTATTGTTGGAATTAACTATCTTCCTTCGCCTGAATCTGGTATAGTAACTCTTGCTTTAGCAAAGTTAATGTTTGTTTCTGCTGGTATTCTTCATGCTCATGTTACTAGAAAAGTTATGTGGCCATATATTGATTTCAATGATGAAAAGCAAGGTATATGGGGGAAAGCATTAGTTATTGCTTGGTATGTAGTAATTATCCTTGGTTGGACACGGGGTGGTTAATTATGAACTATGTATTCAATGATGATGGAACATTTAAAGGTGCGTTCATTAATACAGTAATAACATTTACATATCTATTTCTTATTATAGCTGGAGTTTTCATGAAAGATGTTAGGGATTCTCTTCTTACTATGCAATCTTTTATGATGTGGTTTTTCATGACATCATTTGGGATTTGGACTAGTAAGAAAGTGGTGGAGATCATCGTCGATGGAAAAACTACTAAAATTTCTGATGGTTAGTCTTTTAATTATTTTTTTTACTACTAATGTATACGCTCTTGACAGATGTAGAGAATTTATTACAGACGTTAGAAATTCACACACGAGAAATTTTGATGGGAATTTTCCTTGGTGGTATGGTGTTGGTCAAATAGAGCAGGAATCAGCCTGTAGAGCAAATGTTACTGCTTTTGATGCTGGAATGGGTCTTACACAGTTTATGCCAGCAACATGGAAGGCAATTAAAAAAGAAATGAATCGACCAGATTTAAACCCATATAAAGCAGCTGATTCAATTGATGCTCAAGCATTTTATATGGCATCAATTCAGAAAAAAGAAAATTGGACTAACCCAAAAAGATTATGGATTTCATACCAAATATATAATGGTGGAAGAGGATTACTCTATAAAGAATATCAACGAGCTGGTGTTCTTGATTGGGATCTTATGAAAAATGAATGTCAAAGAAGAAAGATTCAAATGAAATGGGGTGTTCTTGATTTATGCGAAGTAAATTATGATTACTCCAAAAAAGTATATAGTCGTGGTGATAAGTATAGATTGGGAAAAGATCACTACTCATGGAGATTTTGGTAATGGAATTCTTTAAGAAAATTTGGGCTATTCCAATAGTGAAGATTCTAACTTTTATCATTGTAGGATTTTTAGTTTTATCAATCGTCGCTTGGGCTGCGAACTCATTTCCACGACAGAGTGTTGTGGATCAAATCATAAAGGACAGAGAAGTTGAAATTGAAAAAAATTATAAAGATCAAATTGCGGAAAAAGATGCTCAAATAGGATCTTTAAGTGAGCAATTAGCACAATCAGAGAAAGAATATGCCAATTTAAAAAAGACTTATTTAAATCTTAAAAAGGCATATTCAAATGTGGAGAAACCAAAAGATGTTCAAGAAACTAAGCGCCGTTTTAGTGATATGGGTTATCCTACTAAGTAGTCCAATAGCTTACTCTGCTGATGTTTGTTTTGATGAAAAAGTTGCAGCACAGATTGTTGTTGATTTAGAAAAATATAAAATTTTACAACAACAACTCGATATATTAGAGAAACAAAATGAACAATTAGAAAAACAGATTGAGTTACATAAGCAGATTAATGCTCTTCAAAGAGATCAAATTGAAATAACTAAAAAGACTCTTGAAGATTATAAAAAGCTAATGGAAGATAAAGATAAACTTTGTGAGCAGAAAGTTAAAGATGCTAAACCAACGTTGAGTTCAACAATTGTTCAGAATGGAATCTTTACATTGATTGGTGTTGCTATTGGAGCATTATTATTCTAACGAAAGGAATTATATATGTCGAGTAAATGCGCATTATGTAATCCGAAGCAGAAGGATTGGGAAGAACAAGGATTCTATGGGTCTCGATGTGGGATGTGTAAAGCAAATACAGCATTTCTTGTTGCTTCTGAACACAGATCCAACATAGAACCAAATGAAAGAGAAATTGTTAACAAATTAATTCAAAAATATTATCCTGGATTTAAAGAAAAAAACATGGCTAAGACAAATAAATTTCATTGGTATGCATTTTTAGTTAAAGAGGATAAATAATGTCTGATAAATATTTAGAATTTTTACATGAATCTAAAGAAGAAGATGATATTAAGAAAGCTATTGAGAAGACTAAACTTGACTATAAAAAGAAGAGAGAAGAAATCAAGAAGAAAATAGCTGATGCCAGACTTAAATATGCTGAGCATGCTGAAACTGTGGGTCATACATTTGCAAAACAGGTTCTTGAAAGTTTTGAAGAAGAGTTAGTTGAATTACAAGAGAAATTTGTTGAAAGAATGGGAGAACTTCTATCAAAACTAAAACTCATTCAAGCTAGAAAGGGCGTTAAATTAACAGTTGCAACAATAGCTGTATCTACTATATTAATTGCTTCATATCAGTTATATAAAAAATATATAAAAACTTATCAGCTTCAATGTAAATCATATCAGGGAACTGATAAAATTTTATGCTATAGAAGGGCTAGAATAAAAGCACTACAACAAAGAATAATATACTTAAAACAATCAGTAAATCGTGAGTGCAGAAATACTAGAGATCCAGTAAGGTGTAAACTTAGAATAGCAAAAGAAATTGAAAAGCTATCATTAAAGGTAGAAAAATATAGAGAATTAATATAATGAAACTAACAGATATTAATAAAGATACTATAAAAAACATTTCTAATAAAGAATTGATTAGTTTACACAGGAGATCACATCAATTATATATACAAGCAAAAAATAGAGATAATTTAAAATTATTATCTTTTCTAACTGATGTTCATTTACTTATAGTAAATGAAATGGAAAAAAGAAAACTTATTCATAAAAGTCCACTGAGTTTAAAAGTTAATTTTGTTGAGAAATATATTTTTAACTTGTGGAGTTGAGAAATGGCTAGTATTTTAAATCTATACTTAGAGTCTTTAGAACAGGATACAAGTGATTTGAGAAAAATGACTTTTGGAAAATCATTAGTAATATGGACTAAAGAAAAGGATCTTTCCACAGGTCTTCTGAGATATGAAAAAAACCAAGTACCAAAAAAGTTATATTTTTTATTTGTTTTCAAAACTGAGAATGAAAAAGTATTTCACACTGTTGGTATGAAATTTAATATAGATATTTATTTCTTCGACAAGGATGGATCTCTTATAAATAAAAAATTGAATTGTCCCCCAGGAATTGAAGAAATAAGATCAAACGGACCATGTAAGTATGTAGTAGAGTGTAGATCAGATGAAGAAGAGGAAGATTAAAAAAATAAAGGTTAGAGTACCTATTCCTATTAGACCATCCAGAATAAAAGAATCAAATAAGATATATAACCGTAAAAAAGAAAGGAAAAATAATGAATCAGAATTACGAGGAAATGATTGATGATATTTTACAGGAAGGGATGTCTGAAAATGCTTTTAGATTCTGGAAGGCTTTAAAAGAAAAGATTCCACCAATATGGAATCGAAATTCATCTGCTACATTAAAGTACCATAAGAAAGACGATGGTCATGTTGCTACAATTGCAGAACATGTATACGAAATGGCATATTTGTGTTCTAAGTTAATGAGAATTTTTGATTGTGAACCAAAGTCCAAAAAAGCTGATTTATTATTTTTAGCTGTTGTTTTACATGATGCTTTCAAGTATGGATTGAAAAATCCAGAATATTCACGAAGTACATATACAAAACATGATAAGGTTATTGGAGATACAATTATTCAAAATAAGGAACTATTTTTAAAAGTTCTTGATGAACAAGATGTAAATTTATTAGAAGAGTGTGTTAGATATCACGCAGGAAAGTGGTCTACAGATGCAAAAAGTACTAGTTTTTCCTTTAATAAGTTATCTCCAGAAACTTTTTTTATTCATATGTTAGATATGCTTTCAGCTAATAATTTAACTAAAATAAATGGGAATGGAATAGATGGCACTAGCATCAACAAAGTTAGTTCCTGAACTACAATATTATTTTCATAATTTTGTAGTTAATAGCACAATGAATAAAAGAATGTTTCCAATTCCTGCACCACTCAAAGTAGAATACTTAGATACTAATAAATCTTTTATTAGATTATTATTTGATGACTCATGGGATAAAGATGAATATTGGTATAAGTATAAACTTGTTGGTAGAGAATCTTGGCCACTATATGTTCAGACTAGACTGAGTGTTTATCCAACTTCAGGTCAATACTACATATCAAGTAATGATCCTGATGCTATAAATTTATTCGCTCTTTCTTCAGATGACTTTTTACTTTTGGATGAACTTTTATTATATAGATTATATGGTGATAGTACATCATTTAATACTATAGATTTTTTATCTTTATCTACAAATTTATCAAAGTTAATTTATATATACTTAGATTTAATGATAAATAATAATTATAGTTTATACAATGATACTTCTATAATTTCTAATCCAGCTTTTATTTTAGAATGTTGTTATGAGGCATATGTTGCAGAAGCAATATTCAATTATACATCATCTTTAAATGTTAACTTAGAATAGGAGAATAAACATTGTTCTCAGTAAATGATTTTTTCAAAATCTTAAATTTCTTAAAAGGAAACACAGTAGAAAACCTAGATGAAGTTATACAAATCCTATCCAAATCTGAACAAGCTGTTTCTACAACATATTTTCAAAATATCATAGATCAGAATGCCCATATATCTCCTGATTATCTTCGCTTAAGAAGATTTCTTGCAGACTGGTATGCTTCACATAAAACAATAGTTGGAACACAGAAAAAGGTAAGTGATGTTTTCTCCTTACCAGATTCTCACATAGATGAACTAATTAGAAGTTTTGGATTTAATGGTCCACTAAATGAGTTATCCAGAACCAATAAAATAAATCTATTCTATGATTTAGTAAACTTATATAAAATTAAGGGAACTCCAGATTCAATTATTAAAGCTTTAAGTTATTTTACATTTACAGATATTGATATTGTAGAATATTGGTTACAAAAAAATGCTGCGGGAAGGTTAGTATTTGCTGGAGAGTATTGTATACCAAAAGTTTCTGGTGCTTCATACTTATCAATTCCAGATGTTGATTTTGGTCCAATGACAGAAAATGATCCACATTGGATGTTATCTGAAGAAGAGGTTCAAAACTTAGTAGAAAATAATAAAATTGCTCTTCCATCCAGAACACCATACTTTGGAATTGTTCCTGGTATTTATCTTCAAAATGCAAATCTTGGAATGGCAATTCTATGTAGAATAGTAAGTGATGACTATGCTACATATTTATCCACAGGAAACTTAAACAAAATAATTAAATTAACTAACACTGCATTTATAGTATCGTTTCTTGAATTGTATGTGGCATGTGTTTATACGTTTAATGAGTACTATGGAAGAACAACAGGATCTTCTTCTGATAGACATTTTTGTTATAATGGTTCATATAGTACAGTAGATGATATTATCGAACTATGGAATTATTACAATACATATAGACCAACGATACGATCAGAAACAGAGGATGAAAGAATTGATAAAATTGCGGAATTTTATGAGTTATTTACTAGAGATAAATCAACTTATTTTTTAACTGATCCATCTACTGCAGGTACAATATTACAATCACTGAATCCAGATCTGAAAACAACTATTGATTCATTTTTTGGATTTGGAAGAGGATTTGAAATTTTATCTTTATTAATGAAAGATTTGAGTGATTATGTTTCAGATAATATAAGTTCGATTATTCCAAACTTATCATCACTTATTTTGGGTTTAGGATCTCTTGAGTATGTAAAAGATATTATCAACTTTTTTAAACCATATAGAGCAAGATTCGTCCTTATAACCACCTCATATGTTTTCAATGATAAACTGACAGAATCAATAGTAATTGGAGATGAACCAAATCTTGAAAAAATTCAGGAGACTGTTATTGATTTTGATACAGCAGATAGTCATGGTGGTTATCTTGAGGGGTTTTTTCCAGAAGGAATTTCTGTTCAGTCAGATCCAATCCCACCAAACGAACAAAGGATTTATAATATTTATGTAGATTCTACAACTGGAGATGTAATGATAGATATTGATCTTGCGACTGATGCAGTTGCAACACAAATTTATAGCGATCCTCCAGTTGGTTCTTATAGAGTTGCGAATGTTTATTTGGAAGATTATGGTTACGATGGAATGTATAACATTGTTAAGAAGTTGTTTGTAGAATACTATGATGAACCAGAGATATTGTCTGGAGTTGCAACCCCAGTTTATAGTATGCCTCCATCGGAAATTCAATTTTATCAAACTGCATATCTGAAGATAGATTCCCTTGGAGAATTGGTCATAACTTATGATGAAACTCAAGAATTTTTAGACTGGCCAATTGATACTGTATATAGAAGATATTACTCGAGAGAATTAATGGATTGCGGATCTTGGTTTGATATTGGTGCTTCTTGTGATTTTGAACAAGAATATATACCAGAAGTTATACATACTGAACATGACTATTATAATGCTCATAGATATGGTTCTGATGCAACCAATGTTGAGGACCTTGTATTTTCATCTTATGAAGTTGATAGTACTGGTGATATTCAGTATGCATTTCAATCAGGTGGATTTGTAAATTTCGATGTTGGTTGGTTATTTGACTCACCATTCAATAATGACTTATGTTATATTGAAGTAATAGGACCTGGTGACGGAGATGACGGTGAAGAACCAGAACCAATATTAGAAGAAGGTACAATGTATTATGATCTTATTTATGGAGTTTATCCTGCACAATCAAGTCCGTTTCAAACTCCTTCTTTAGAAACACCAATGACAGATCAACTTAGTTTATATGGTGCATTATCTGGATTTAATAATATTATGTATACAGTAGCTACTGTAACGCATTATACAAATCCAACAGCTACAAGAGATAATACAGATGTTATGATCTTTAGTAAAGGAACAATCGACTATAATGATAGTGATCCTATTACAAGTACTTATAATGTACTATGGGAAAATACACAGTTATTATATATAAATAATTCTGATATAAACACTCAAGGTTCTAATGACCTAGTATATCCATCAGTTTTTGCTGTTAATGGAAATACTATTTTTGGGGGTGTATATAAATATGTCCGTTTCTCTTCTTCTGATGTAACTCCTTATGCATTTTATTCCACTAACTCAGGTTCAACATTTAACTGGGTTCAACTTCCAACAATAGTAGGAGATCCATCTCCAACAGGAATTGAGTATGCTCATGGAATGGTACCATATGCTGCAAGTTCTTCTACTTGGTATTTATTTGGAATAGGTCCTAATAAGAGTGGTATAAATGATATGAGAATGTATAAAACTACTGATTCTGGAAGTAACTGGACTGTTACAAGTTTTGCGACAAATCCAGATACTGATAGATACTATGTTTTATACACAAGTGTTTCTGGATACGATGCAAATCATATTATTGTAGCACAGCAGTATGAAGATGTAAGTCTTGGTCAATATGGAATATTAACATTTACAACTACAAATGGTGGATCAAGTTGGGTGGAAAACATTGTAGCAGAACCAGGATATTTATATGGAACTGACTGTAATTGGTGGATGCCAACTATTAAATGGATTGATGAAAATACGATTTATATGATGGCGAGAATAGAATCTGCAGAAGACGGGTACGCTAAAACAGTTTTTATGAAATCTACAAATGCAGGTTCCACATGGAGCATACCTGTAGTTGTTACAAATACATATGAAGGAATGGATCAAGAAGGGAATGCTTGCATGGATGTAGTTGCAGGAACAAATGGTCAAGTTATTTGGATTGGAGTATATGAATGCGCATATACATACCATCCAGAAACAGATACTTATACAGAAGCTGGTTGGTATTATTATAGGTCTACTGATGCTGGAACAACATGGGAATTAGTTGGTGGAATTCAAAATAACTTTAATGGTTATAATATTGACGAACCATTCTACACAGATGATGAAGAATATGTATACCCATATGCTGGAGGAATATACGCATTTAAAGAAAATGCTATATATAGTTCTATATGGGATTTAAATGCTAGAGGTAGTGTTTTTAGGGAAACTTATGTACCAGATAATGACGCAAATGTTTTGACATGGGCTGGATATGCGCCATTTAAATTTTTAGAGTAATTTCTGGAGTACTTTTTATGAATAATATTAAATTAATTATTACAATTTTTAATGGAGAATATACATTTCAAAAACAAGTTTATGATTCTGAACTTAACGAATGGAAAGATTCAGAATTAGATATGTCTAAAGATCATAAAGAGTTTAGACAAGCTGTAAATGAAGCTATGAAATCTTCGATTATTGGATCGAGAGGTTTGAAATAGAATTTTTTTTCGATACAATCTTTCCCCCAATGTTTGTAACCCTTCCTAGACTTAAAAAAATAATAAAGGAAACTATTTTTTCTCATAGAACATATATAAAATACATTCTGGTCTGGAGGTTACCATATAATGGCTAAAGAATCTAAGTATGCGTATTTAGAAGAGTTTATATTGAAGGAGGTAAGAAACGGAACTAGAACTAGAGTTATTTATGGACTATGTCGAGATAAAGGATACGAAGGAACTGACAGACAATTTTATAAATTTCTTTATAACCTGAAAAAGAAAAACGGAATTGAACAAGTTGAGTCTGGTAATGGTGAAAGAGATAGAGATGTATTTTTAGAAATTTTGACAAAAAATAAAATTGTCGATTTATCTTATTTATGTAACACATTTAATTGTACTCCTCTAGAGCTTCAAAGAAAATATATTAATCACTTTAGAAATCTTGGTTATGAAATTTCAACTGATAATCATCGAGTATTCCTCAGTAAAGACCACGTCTTCGAACCAGAACCTGTCAAAAGATTAGAATCAAAAGAAATAGAATTTGGAATTGCATCAGATTTACATTTTGGTTCTAAAGCAGTTCAGATTACAGCGCTCAATGAATTTTGTGAAACATGCAAACAACTAGGAATAAAATATATATTCGTTCCTGGAGATGTTGTTGCTGGACTAAGGGTTTATCCTGGTCAGGAATATGATTTATATGCACATTCAGCAGAGGAACAAGCTGAATCTGTTTTGGCAAATCTTCCATCAGGATTTACATGGTTCATTATGGGTGGAAACCATGACTATGCATTTATGAAAAATGGTGGACATAATATAATTAATGCAATTGCAGCACAACGAGATGATATTATAGCCTGTGGTTTTGATATGGCCGATGTTGAAATTATGCAAAATGTTCATTTGAGAATGTGGCATCCAAAGGGAGGAATTCCCTATGCCCTTTCATACCGATTACAAAAAGGTATTGAACAAATTGCACAACAAGAGTTGAAACACATCTCGAATGGATCAAAAGATAAACCGTCAATTAAATTTGTTGCAGCTGGTCATCTTCATACAAGCTTTTATGGAAGGTTTGGTGATATTACAGGATTTCAAGCAGGATCATTTGAAGGAACAACGAACTATCTGAAGAGGTTAGGGTTAAACCCATCAATTGGTGGATGGACATACAAATGTTGGATTAATAAGAATGGTTTTGTTGGTCACAATCCGTTCTTCTGGGAATTCAAAGAGATTGAAGATGACTATAAAAATTATAGACATACGTTCTGTACAGAGAGTAAATGCACAGGTCCATTGTTTGAATAATTTTCATGTCTACGTGTAGCTCAGTCTGGTAGAGTGCCTGGCTTGGGACCAGGAAGCCGCTGGTTCAAATCCAGCCACGTAGACCATGAGGAACTAATTATATGAGTATTATGGATAGGACAGATTATATAGTTAAATGCCCAAATTGTAATAGATCTGTAGGAATAAGAAAAAAGAAAAAAATAAATCAGAGAAAATATAAATTTGTATGTTTGTTTTGTGAAAAAACTTTTGTAATAACTCTACATGAAGGATTTGAATTATGTAATAAATGTGGAGGATCTGGAGCTTTAAATTTAGGAACTAGTACTATATTTTTAGTTGTATGTGATGAGTGTAATGGATTTGGTTCATTGGATTGGTTAGAAAAAATAAAAGGACCACCAGACTATGATTCATATACATCACAAGGACACATTTTTTGGATGACTAAAGAGAAGTGGTGATTATGAAAGTACTATACTCAAAGAATGAAATTTTAAATCGTGTAAAAGAAATAGGAAAAAAAATTTCAGAAGATTTTTCTGGAAATGATATTGTGATAGCACCAATTTTAAAAGGGGCTATTATGTTTTCCTCAGATTTAATCAGAGAAATAAACCTACCCCTGAAAGTTGATTTTCTCTCTGTAAGTAGTTACCATGGAACTGAATCTGATGGTCAATTAAAAATAAAGTATCTTGGTGACTTAGACTGGTCTTATAAAAATGTAATTTTAGTAGAAGATATTATTGATACAGGGTTGACTCTTTCTACAGTTGTTGACTATTTATATAGGATAAAAAGACCAAAGACAATAAAAATATGTACATTGATTGACAAATACTCAAGAAGAAAAATAAATATCAAGGCAGATTATGTAGGTTTTACGTTAACCGAAAATCATTTCGTTATTGGTTATGGTTTAGATTATGATGAGTATAAAAGAAACTTAGATTCAATTTGTATTCTGGAGGATATATGATTAGTATATCTGACGATTTACAAATGTTCATAGTGAATAATTGTAAGGAAGTTAGTATTATTAAAAATGAAAATAAGTATAAATTGCTACAAGTTACAATTACAAAATCAGATATTATAAAAAATGAAACTTTAGCCAATATTATAACGGAAATGTCAAGTTGGTTTATGTTTAATATAACATCTGGAAGTCTTGCTTATCTTGATCTTGAAGAATATTCTGATGTTTTACCATATCAATTTTATATAACTGTTCCATTTGAGGGAATAGATCCATCTAGTCAGGTATATGTTTTTCAGTTTACATTCCAGCCAAAGGTTCAAATAAAAAAGAATGTTAAGAAAAATTCTTTATTATCAAAAATATTAAAATATATTGGGAAATAAAGAATCATTATGATATTTATTGTGGGAATAACTACTTTTTTAATATCGTTTTTTATGATGATGACATCGTCTTTAGTTGATCATCATATTCTTTTAAATTTACTAAGGGCTGGTGTGTTGAGTTTATTTTCAATGCTTGTATATAAAATAGTAAAACATATTTAGCGGAGAGATGTCCGAGTGGCTTAAGGAGGCGGTCTTGAAAACCGCTGATCGAAAGATCCGTGGGTTCGAATCCTACTCTCTCCGCCAAGGAGGAATATGAAAAAACTATTTTTATCCATTTTAATTATTTGTTTTATGACTCCAGTTTCTATTGATGCATTTATGACACCAGATAAAGCTGCTGAGTCTGTACAAAAGATTGTTGAAGGAAAAGCGTCTCCGTGGGCAATTCGAGATCCAAAAGTAAAAGTAAAACCAAAACCAATCATTTCTAAACAGCAATTCAAAAAAGCAAATGAACAAAGATCTGTAGTTGATAATCCTATTCCTTCAATAGAGCAAGCTCCAAAATTTGTTGACCTCAGAAAATTTGATAGCCCTATTAAGAACCAAGGAGAATTTGGATATTGTACAGCATTTGCTAATATTGCTGTAATTGAAAACTATGCAAATCAAAAAGGTATAAAACTAGATCTTAGTGAGAGATATTTATGGAGTCTATATCAGGAATATGATACTTATGTTGCTACTGAAGCAGCTGTAAAAAATCTAATTATTCCTGAAAAAGATTGGCCATATAATTCTAATAAACCTGTTGTAAAAGAATATAAGAAGAATGGTATTGCTAGTTTGAAATCATTTACAGAAATTCAGGCAGTGGACCAGGCAATAAAAGCTTTAGATCAAAATAAACCTATTGTCTTTGCCGCAGAGACTACACCTTATTGGGGATCTCCAAACAAGGGTGTAATTCCAATTAAAGGTGCAGAAGAAGGTGGGCATGCAATTGCAATTGTTGGTTATTATTTAGATCCATCAAATGAAGCAACCGGAGGTGGTTTCTTTATCTTCAAAAATTCTTGGGGTCCAGATTGGGGAGATAAAGGATATGGATATCTTCCATTCAAGTACTGTAAAAAATATAATTGTTATTTGATTGAAACTGATGGACCAGTCTTAAAATAAATTTGGTGAGGTGGCCGAGTGGCTAAAGGCGCAGGTTTGCTAAACCTGTGAGTGTAAAAGCTCCGCAAGTTCGAATCTTGTCCTCACCGCCAGAAACAAAAAAAAAGAGATCCAATAAAACAAAGATGGATCTCTTTTTTTCTGCTCATCTTTTCATAATTCTTTCTAGATTGTGTTTTTCTCTGATTTCAATCTCATTATCTTCAAGTACTTTGATAAAACTCTCGACTTTCTCAGCTGTTGGTTCTGGTAAATTATGCCCTTTACTATCAGCTCCTATATTAACAAAATCAGGTTTTAGAGTATAAATCCATGTAGAAAACTCATTCAAATCAAAGTCCATAATTGGTTCAATTGTTATAAAAAATGGTATAGCTAAATCTAGACAAGTTGCAGCTGAAAATCTAAAAAATGGTTTTGGTGCAAAACTTATTCCTGGAATCTCTCTATTCGTTTCAATTGTCATTCCAAGAATATATTTCGGTGGAAATAAACTGAGGGGAATTTTCGAGTATCTCTCTGGATTTTTTGTCTGAAAAATATACTTGTTATTTGGATATCGCCTACAGTGTTCTAATATCTGAAAGATAATCTGGTCAGGAACACTATAAGAGAAAAGATCATTCAAATGTTCAATAAAAATTGTTTTTCCTGTTCCATAGTTTACATTCATTTCTTCTTTAAGAAGTCTAATATTTCCACTAAATCTTGGATCTCTTTTCCTTCCCAGTTTTTTAACATAACAATAAGAACATTTGTGTTGACATTCTCCACCCAATACTGAATGCATATGAGTGACCCACGGATACATATTTCCTGTTGATTTTTTTAGTCCCATATATTTCCTCTCAAAAAAATTAGAGCAAGATATATGTATGATTCATCCGAAGATGAAGCTCATTATATCTTGCTCCAATTTCTACTTCTTGTGCATCGTCCTCCAATCAAGGAGAACAACGCAATTGTCGTGGAGTCTGCTATCTATGACTCCACTCCAAAATAACCGCCACTGCCAAGAAGCGATTTTCTTATCCCCACCAAACATTTTAACGAAGTGGTTCCAGAGCTGCTTTTTCGTCATCCTTGCCAAGTCCAACATAGTTTCCTCCTTAGAAGAAAAGTAACTTTTATAGATTCACTTATTTATATATATATAGAATATAGTTTATTTCTATAGTCAATTTCTAATTTTTTTAGAACATATATATGAGGATTTGATCCTCTAATCTCATCCGACTTTAAAAATATTCGTCTTTAGTCGGAGGACAAAGGGAATAGTAAATTGGATACTTGTTTATTATGCGGAAAAAGTTTTAAACAAATAACTAATTCACATCTTAAGAAATTTCATAATACTACTTTAAAATTCTACATAGAACAATTCCTATATACAATAATTCCATGGAATAAGGGTGTTAAGACTGGTCCGCAATCTATAGATCATATTAAAAGAAGATCTAGGAAAGAATATCATCATTCTATAGAAACTAAAGAGAAAATACGAAATTCCAATATTGGAAAATTAAAAGGTGTTAAAAGATCACCAAGAACAGAATCTCATAAACAAAATTTATCCAATAGTCTTAAAGGAAGATCTCTCTCATTAACTCATATCCAAAATTTAATAAAAAGTCATACAAAAGAGAGACGAGAAAAATCAAGAATTACACAGAAAAACAATTTTAAAAACGAAGAATTTATTAAAAAGTTTGTACATGGGTCTAAAGTAACTCCAAACAAAACTGAAAAAATCTTAATAAATATTATTTCTGACTTGAAACTAAAGTATAAATTTACTGGTGATTATAAAATTTGGATCGGTGGAAAAAATCCTGATTTTATAGATGAAGAAAATAATAAGATTATAGAATTTTTTGGGTGGAGACATACTGAAGAGGCTACAGGAATTTCAAACGAGTTACACGAAAAAGAACGAATAAATCATTTTTCTAAACATGGATACAATTGTTTAGTTCTTTGGGAGAGTGATATAAAAGATATAGAGAAATTAAAAGGAAAGATTTTATCCTTTTAAATCAGGCTTAAATTTAAAATCGACTTTTAGCCTGAGAGTCGTAAAAGGAGAAAAGGAGTATGCATATGTACAAAGAAAAATTTGTAACAGTAGTAAAAAGTAATGGTAAGATTTTGAGAGAACATGATGGTGTTGTTACTCTCCCCTTTCAATCAGAATATTCAATTCTGATGAAAAACCTCGACTCCAGAAAAGCAGAAGTAAGAATCACTATTGATGGTCAAGATGTTCTTAATGGTGGTTCGTTGTTGGTCATGCCAAACTCAACATTTGAACTTGAAGGGTTCCTGAGTGGTTTTAAAGTGACTAACAAATTCAAGTTTATCCAAAAGACGAAAGAAATAATTGAACACCGTGGGGATAAGATTGATGATGGTATGGTTCGTGTAGAGTTCACTTACGAGAAAGCTAAACCAGAAAGGAAACAAATAATTCACGATCATATCCATTATTGCCCATACTGTTATTGTCATCCATGTACTTGCTATCCTCATAGATGGAGATATGGAAGAAGATGGTACGATACAGTTACATGGTATTATGGTTCAGATTCTTCTGCTAGAACTTCTTCCCCAAACTTCACTATTTGGACAGGAACTACTACGAGTGATTCCGATACTGTATCAGTTTATAATTGTTCTCTTGCAAGTTCTTCCGGAAAGGAACAAAGAGGAGTTGCAGAACCAATTAATTTTACTAAACCAACATTTGAACCATTAGATGATGAGGGAATTACTGTAAAAGGTTCAGAATCTAATCAGAAATTTGTTTCTGGAAATATTGGTGAGTTAGAAGAAAACTCTGATGTTATTATTATCAAATTACGTGGAACTACTTCTAGTGGTGAAGAAGTAAAGCAAGCAATTACAGTAGATAAAAAATTATATTGTGAAACTTGTGGGAAAGCTTCTAAATCATCTGCTAAGTTTTGTAGTAGTTGCGGAACTTCTTTGTTATAATTAAGTAAATAGAGGGGATACATTAATAGTATCCCCTCTATTTCATGAGTTACTTTTTCTTACCAGCTTTATACCAGTCCGCAACTATATCTGGAGAAATTTTCATTACATTTGATATGGATAGAAATACGTTGTTTCTTTCATCCTCGCGAATCGTTTCTTCATCTATAACTTGTGGATTTCTGTTGTTTTCTATTATATTCTTCAATGCTTCATTTTGAGAATAAAGAACTGTCATTTGAGATTCCAAATCTGAAAGAGCATTTTTTATAATGCTCAAAAGAGATTCGATTGTCAAAGTTGCTACCTGTTCCTTTATTGTTTCATTATGTGAAGGTAAATCTTTTCTTTTCGATTTTAATGGAAAAGATACATAAGAACTGGATCCCTTTTTAGTCAATACTAAAACTTTTTTGTCTACAAGATCTTTAACATACTTTGCTATTGTATTTCTACTATATCCTAGAATAGAAATAATTTCTGAAATTGTTAGTTCTTTATATTCGTTAATTGTATCTAAAATTTCATCTTGTATTATTGATGAAGATCCAGAAGAAATACTCAATGAGATTTCATGTTCTTTTATTGAATGTTTTGTAGTTTGATTCTTACTTTCTTTTGGACCAAACTTTTCCGGGGTAACACTAATTCTATTAATTAACCCTCTATTTGCAAGATCATTTAGTCTATTCTGTACTGTGTTTTGATGGATCCCGAACTTTCTAGAGAATTTGTATGTAGACATAACGCCTTCTTTCTCTAATTTCGAAATAAAAAACTCATCACTATACCGTTGCATATTACCTCCTTTCAGCACTAGTTTTCTTCTATTTAGAATAAATATACACAGTTTTCAATTCCAATCTGTATCCGAATTGAGAACATATTATAAATGTTTTATTATTGTACGGTGTATAATAATAGGAGAATCTTCATGGAAAAGGAAAAGGATGTTCTTATTAGAATAAGTGATAGCACCCGTGAATATATGAGTGATTCAGTTAAGAAAGTTACTAATAGGAAGAAAAATACTCCTAGTGGATTCGTTGAAATATATGAAATTGATGAAGAAAACAAAAGAAATCTGGTTTCAAAGAGTAATCTTGTTGTATATTTAGGAAGAGAATGGTTAGCTACAAGAATTTTCAATATTAATAATGCTGCAATAGACCCAGAGGCAAATGAGTGGATTTGTTGGTTTGGTCTTGGAACAGGAGGTGTTTTACCATCTGATCCATTTGATCCAGTTCCACCAACAAATTTAGATACAGACTTAGATACTCCAATCGGTATTAATGCTTCAGATGCTACTTGTGCAGATTTTCATGATGGTTTTTATTTTAAACATCCTATAGATACAGTTAGATATGAACAAGATGTAGATAATGAAAATAAGTATCTTATTGCTAAAGCGGAGATAACAATTGGTAATGATGATGCTGTTGGAAACCATCTTAGTGAAGCAGGTTTATTTACAGCAAATAGTTCTGTTGGCGGAACTAGTGGTCCATTTCACTTGTATGCGAGAGTTACATTCCCATCAATTACAAAAACTTTAACAAGACAATTATTGTTCGTTTGGTATATTTACGTATAACGGAGAAAGGATATATACAATAGAAAATGAAAAATATAGACAACAAAACAATAAACGGAGAATAAGAAAGTGGCAAATATTTCCCCAGGCGTATACACAAAAATTATTGACTTATCTGCTTATGTTGCATCTGTTCCAGGAACAATTGCATTTATTGCTGGTCTCACCAAAAAGGGTGAAGATAATGTTATGAAGTTCATAGGTTCACGTGGAGAATTTATTGGCGAGTATGGTGAACCCAATATTAGCGACTATGGAAAAAATTATGGTCAAGGACCATATCTCGCTTATAATTATCTTGGTGAGAGTGGTGCTCTCTATTGGATGAGAGCTCTACCCGATGACGCAACATATGCAAACTTCAGAATTGACGGTGTTCTTGGTGACACTGACAGTTCAGCATCAATTCAAATTACATATTTGGATGGTCTAAACAGTAAAGCTGAAATTAAAACAAATTTAGCTCAGACTGGTGACACTTATCCACTTTGTGTAATTTATCCAATTGGAAGAGGTGAGTATTATAATGCTATTGCAATTAGATTAACTCCACATTCAAATCCAACTTTAAATGGAGTTTATGTTTTAGACGTTTACGAAAAACAGACTGATGGGCAAGATGTAATTATTGAGTCATTTGAAGTATCATTCGATCCATATGCTCTTGATCTTTCTGGAGACTCAATGTGGATAGATTACATCCTTTCCAATTACTCAACAGTTATTAGATCAGAAATGATTACAGCTGGTGCTGTTTACTCACCTGGTTATGAACTATTAGTAAGAGTTTATGATAAAGATATTGGAACAGTTTCTGTTGATGAAGTCGCTGGATCAATTACTGACAATAAACAAAATTTCTCTGATTGGCAAACTAGTCCAGAAACTGGTAATGCGGATTTCATGGTTATTGCTAAAGATGGTCGTGGAAATAAAATTTATGGGTGGCTTGGTGCTTCTACAGGTGCTACTTATAACTCAGCTAATGTATTTAATGGAAGAAATTTAACTACAGCATCAAGAGGTTGGGTTGGAGATCTAACAGCTTTCGATTCAGCTTCTGTAATTACATATGAAATTAAGAAAGCAGATACTGCTATTTCTGATGCATTTGTTGACGCTGATGGAACTTCATTGAAACTTGGTTCAGATGGGTCATTAAAGACTGCAACTGGTGACCTTGATCCAGCAGTAGCTACTGAAGTTCTTGCAAATGCTTATGCAGGAACACTTGATGAAAGTGTACTAGATACTGAACTATATTACTATGGTATCGTATTTGATGCTGGTTATCCAACTGATGTTAAGACTCAGATTGTAAATTTAGCCACTACAAGAAGAGATTGTATTGCTCTACTTGACAATGGTGATAACTCAACATTTAATGCTTCTATTGACAAGAGAGTTGATACACACAAGTTTAATACTTATTATGCTGCTATTTATGAAGAGTTCAATAAAGTTTATGATATCTTTACTGGACAGGACGTTTGGTTCTCTCCTCTATATCATATTGCTTATCTATTACCAAGAAATGATAACGTAGCAGAAATTTGGTGGGCAATTGCTGGTTATGAGAGGGGAGCTATCCAATCAATTAAAGAACTAAGATTTAGTCCAAAACTTTCTCAAAGAGATCAGATGTATCTAAAACAATTAAACCCAATCGTTAAATTCTCTGATGGCTATGTAGTTTGGGGTCAGTTAACATCTCAGGCAAGAACTACTGCACTTCAAGATCTTAATATTGTAAGACTTGTTCTTTATGCTAAGAGAGCACTTGAAACATATTGCAGATACTATATCTTTACTATGAATGATGGACTTACTTGGAGCAGTGTTCAGACTAGTGTCATGGAATTTCTTGAGGATCTAAAAGCACGAAGAGGTCTTGATAGTTATACAGTAGAAGTAGGTGCTACTGAATATGAAAAGAAGAGAAAGACATTCCATGTAAATGTAACATTGAAACCAACAAAGGTTGTTGAGAAGATCGAACTCAACTTCTTCATTCAATAACCCCATTCATACCACTATTTATTTCTGGAGGGGAGTAGGACCAGCTACTCCCCTCATTTTTTCGGTGATAAAAATTAGATAAACTCATTTCTATAAGAAGATCAACTTTATTATATCATTCACAAATGTCCATATACCATAAACAGAAAACCAAGTAAGAATAAAAATAAAAATAACTAGTCGTATATGGGAGTGTTTATATGAGTTTTGATGTAAAATTTCTCGAATGTTCTTATTTATTCTTTCTACTTTTTCAGTATCAGTAAAACTAACTATTTTTCCCATAATTCTCTCTCCTTTAGACTTTTTTAATAACAAAAAGAATAACTTGGCGGGTTTCGAACCCGCACCCTCATCTATCGTTGTTCTACCAAAACAAACTCCAAAGTTTTTCTTTCACTTATTAATATATATAGAATACAAAATATATACAAAAAAAAAGTGTACCTCACAAAACGTAAGGTACACTTTACATATGGTGAAGAACGAGAACACCATATGTCGCAGTAAACTACTTCATGAAGATGTCATCGCGTCGATCAGTTGCAGTCCAAATAGCCATGGCCTTCAGATTTCCATTGCTCTTGGTAGTAATTCTGGAAGCATCAACTCCCTTTTTGACCAGGTAATCTTTTGCTGCATCTGCTCTCTTTTGGCCAAGAACCATATTATATTTCTCGGACCCTTTCTTGTCACAGTTTCCTTCGATCAGAAACTTTTCATTGGGATTTTTGAGGGCATAGTCAGCAACCTTGTCAAGTTTCGATGCCTCAGAAGGTTTGATGTTCGATTTGTCAAAATCAAAATAAATTGGGTCGAACTTGGGGATCAACTTTACAACTGGAGGTACTGGTGCAGGCACCGGAGCTGAAGCTTTCTCAACTACAGGAGCAGGTTGTGTGCACTCACCAATGGGACTATATGTCTGTTTGGCCGTGTAACCACAACCAACTAGAGTAATAAGAAAACAGAGAATAAAAAATACCAAACTTTTCTTCATTGATCTCACTCCTTTTTCTATAGTAAAGATGATGGAGGGGATAATTATCTATCCCCTCCATCAATAATTCAACTATGAGAAACTTACTTCTGCTCAGGCTTTTTCGTCAGTTCAGCAAAAGTCTTCTCATCGGTGAGAACAATACCCTGAATGAAGGCTTCTGCCTGACGACCAGTATTTCCCCAAGCAACACCGATACCAGCGGCTCCGACATTACCATGATCCTGCTCTTTGCCACCGCCAACAGATGCATAAGTATAACCAAGAGAAACACCAATACCAAGAGCGGAAGTAGATTTCTGCAGACCTTCTCCAGAAACGAATACATACTGAGCACCCTTAATAGTGAGTGCATCAATAGCGACATCTGCAAGAACCTGCTCAGTCGTAGTATTGCCAGTGCGACCCTTCTTGACAACGGTTCCAATCTTCTTCAGATTCTTTCCGGCAACCATCTTAGGATCATCAATGATGATAATCTTGTTGTTCTCAGTAGGCTCAACAGTATTACCATAGATGTTGCTGAACTGAAGAGTCTTGATATAACCGTCACTTCTCATATTTTCAAGATGAGTCTTGTTGTACTCACAACCAAACATGAGAATGGACTTCACAGTCTGGATGTTTGCAAACTTGGTATCACCAGGATCATTGGTGAAACCAGGATACACTGGAGTTGCAGGCTGCGGGAAATCACGAGGAACATTGACACTCTGGTCAATGACACCTTCATTCTTCAAGGAACCATCAGCGTAATAATCGCCCTTGATAAGGTTCTTATCACCAGCAACTTTGTCACCCTTCACAAGGTCACCCTTGATGTAATTCTTGGAAGCGTCAATATTGGTCTTAACGACATTGTCCTTAATGGTGACTTTGGCATCAACATTGATTGACTTGTCAATATTGAGAGATTTATCAACATTGATTGACTTGTCAATAGTACCACCAATAGCAACATCACCAATTTTATTATGACTCAAGAAGTCGTTATTCTTGATGTCAATTTTGGTACTATCACCACCATTGTTTCCACCACCATTACCGTTTCCATTCCCACATCCATAGTGGTTTCCGTTTCCACCATTTCCATTACCGTTCTGATTTCCCTGACCAGGATTCCCAGAACCTGCAATGGCCACTCCGGACAGCGAGAGAACAAGCAGCAGAGAAACCAAAAATGCAAAACACTTTTTCATTGAAATCCTCCTGAATAATTTGATTGAAACACATTTTTCTAAATTAATAATTAAATGATTACCCCCCGATTAATCATCCTCCTTTCTAAAGGATTAACCAATATTATTTTATAACATATTTGAAATCTTGATATGTAGACAAAGGAATATTATCTTCTGAAAGTACAACTGCAGATACTATATAATTTCCTTTGTCTACTGGACACACCAACTGAAATGTTTTATCTAAATCATTTCCATAATAGATTTCACTCTTGCTTTCATGATAAGTCCAAGAAAACGGTGGACGATGTTTAACCTCTTTATAAATCCTATATTTCTCTTTCTTAGGATTAAAAACTCGGATAACCATCTCTACCTTTTTTGTATTATCAGAATCGAGAGAGTATGTTTCATATAGATTCAAGTAAACCGGAATTGAACTTTCCTTACTTACTTCCTTTGTTTGAACTATATGGAACATTGTTTTCATTCCATAGCTACTTGATATGGTCAGTTCATAGTTCTTCACAGGAAGTCCAGTTTCTGATTCATATACCATAACATTTGCTGCGCATCCAACCAACATAAACGAAAGAAGAACAATAATTTTTTTCATTGTAGCCCCCTTGCTGGTAACATGATCTATATATTTATTTATGAGAATTATTTATAATTCTCTTCGTTTTCAACTTGAAAAGGGGGAATCCTAATAGGATTGTTTCTCCTGGCAAGGTAGGATAACTCACCGTTCAGATTCCCCCTTGGAATCAGTACCCAATTACTTCTGCAATAATGACTACAGCAATTCCCATTAATGCTATTACATATTTTGGAAGCTTTCCATCAAACAATAAAGCTGTTATCATTGCATATAGGAAAATTAGAAAGTATCTCATAAACTCCTCATGACGAAAAAACTAACTCAAGGCATCCATTCCTTGAGGTAGTTTCTTTTACTTCTCGAGTTCCTGAAGGATGTCAATTGCAACATCATCAGGAATATCTGACTCGATGATTTCTTGATAAATCCGATCTACCTCTTCCTCATGTTGTTGAAGTAGAGCGATATCCACTGGGCTAAGGACGAGCGGGAACGGAAAGACCTTTGCTACCATTTCCATTTCCTCCAAAAGTACTGTTGAGTTGTTTTAGCTTCTCTTCGCTCCTCCGGATCTGATACATGGTCATCTTGGCGGAGTTGAGAGTTGCCATGAAATTGTTGACGTCTGCTTCGGTGTTCAAAACTACAGGCTGAACAACGACTCCAGACGAAGTGACATTGATTTTGGATCTGAAACGTCCGTCGTCTACCATAAAATCCCCCTTACCAGCAGTAATTGATTAAATCCTACTTATTTAGTAATTTATATATATAGAATTTAGATCTATAAATGACTAATCATGGAGGATTTCTGAACCGTCTTTTTCCCTGTATTCACCACACCAATCATTATATTGTCGTCGTATATACTCAGGATTTCTTCTGCACCATCCTTCTGATGTATCTATTGGTTTATAAAATTGACATCCATCACATCGTTGTGTTTTCCATGCATTATCCATCACACTCCCCTAATGGTCACTTATTACACGAAGAGTAACTCGCTTAATTCCATACTTAACACAATCACCAGTAACATATAAATACATAAGATATTTAAAATAATCCGGTAAATCATCAGGTAAATCGTTAAGCATTGCTGTCCAGGATTCAATTTGAAATACATTGGTCGCAATTTGTTTTGCGTTGGTTACCTCTCCTGTAACTTTTAATGACATTGGTTTTTTGTATTTCCATGTTTTGAATTCTTTTTCCAGTACTTGTTTAGTTTTTGGATCTGCAGTCTCCTTCATTTTTTCTTTATAAAGTCTTTCTATTTCTTTATCTTTTTCTTCATACCAGTAGTTCCGCATGTCAAAAAAATCCTTTAAAAAAGATTTCATATCTCTTTTAAAATCTTTTTCTGTAGTGGCTGAACTTTCTACATATAGTATAAAACTGGCAGAAGAACTATTACTAACAAAGTCCAACCTTGTTTTCATTAGTAATCCCCTTATTCTCTACATCTATATTATCTAGAATATTTTTCTGCTTCTTTCTCTAGTTTTTTGATTAATTTTTTTAGAT